GTGGATACCTCAATTTAACGCCCCCAGCTTATTACACTGAGTACTTATAACTAAGCAGCAAAATCGACCGAATCTCGATCGTTGAGTACATAGTCCCGAATGAACATGTAGCTCCCTGGCAGCCAAGTGCCATCCACTTCTTTAGACAATACCTTTTCTCTTTCTTTTGGATTGTAGTCCTTCATGAACTTCTCAATACTAATTAATTCAGACATACCTAAAGGATAAGTTTGAATCATACAATAAATAATATCTTCAGGTTTAACTGAAGATTTATCGTATGGCCTGAATCTTTCAGGAAAGAGTAAATGATCTAGAAGAACATTTGGATGTCTCCATTCACCTACTGGACGAAACTCGCGAGAAAGGAACCAAGGATTTTCTCCTCTTACATCTGATGTCACACATTTAGAAGGGTTCATTACTACTCCGAAATTACTCGCTAAGTATCCAGCCAAATCATCCAGATCCACATGGTCTGTTGTCGCAAGCAAATGATCGTCGCCCATAATATTTGAATTATTCACATGACCTAACCGGCGAAACACTATACTGTGCGCTCTCAAAAAGGTTAGAATCATGAGCCTATTCACAATACTATCAACGATTTGGGTGAACATTGACCCACTAGGAACTCCCTTGTCGACGTGTTTTACTTTACCTTCTGCCAGAAGGAAATCCTTATGGATAAAGCTATCACGCACAACATCCAACAGAGCCTCATCTTCAGCGGACATCTGCGAAAATCCGCTTTTAATGATTTTAAAAGCGTCTTCAATCAACCAATCTGAGATTGTCTGGTCGAAGGAAGAGAAATCAAGTGAAACCCAGTGATTCACAGCACGAGAGTCGCGCCTAACTAAGCTTCTCAGTTCTTCAGGAGTTTTACCACCTGAATACCAATCAACTTCTCTTGACAAGAAGTGTTGTATGGGTTTAGAGAATGAGAGTTCGGAAGCAATCACCCTTAAATCAACCATACACACTAAACGTGTCTTGTGTTTCCCTTTCTGTTTCAGCTTACCGCTAAATTCATCATGTGCTGAACCTTGAGTGCGTTTGCTGACTAGAATGGGAACACCAAAATTTCCCACACTTTTGGCTTTCTGTTGAAATTCCGGTAGTGTACTAAAGGTCTCCTCAATATTGTCACCTTTCCTTCTTTTACCTGTCTCCAAGTATAAGAATCCGCTGTTGGTGTTCTCTTTTGGGAGCGCATCTCTTAAATCTTGGCTAGTAAGAAAATGCAGAGGATTGAGTTGTGCTTTAGAAAACTCTAAACACATCTCTTCAACGGCGCCCTGATAATTCTGATTGTATCGGAATGACCTATGATTCGGCATAGAGAATTTCTCTATAGCTTCAAACATCTTTTGATGATTGAAATAGCTTCTAGAGAACTTCAAACCATCCTCTTCGCACACCAGCTCGTTAAGACCTTTAAGGTCGGCTTTAGCTTGATTTGGATTGTTGACATACCTAAACAAACAGTTTCTCATTCTGTCATCAAAAATTACGTCTTCTTTATCTTCGGAAAAG